CTACCCAACGACTACTTGGAAGCCTACCCCAAAGCCATCGGCAAATTGACCGTGGCGCAAGTCAAAGACGCTTGGAAGCGCCGCGTCAAACCTGAAGATTTGCACATTGTCGTCGTCGGCGCCGAATAACCCCGCCGCCCCAATCAAAGCAATACCCGCAATCACCCCAAATACGCCACCACGCTTCGCCCCTTTTAACACTGGGGTAAAATGCACCGTCATTCCCTCTTTCAGACGGTAATGCAAGCCTTTTTCCAAGTATCGATTATCTAAATATTGCGAACCAATACGAACTTTATACATCCCTTGTTGCATCATGTGACGCAGTCCTTTTAGTTGGCTCATCAAGGCTTTTAACGCCTCTGCCACTGTTTGGCAATCTAGCTGAAAATCCGTGCCAAAACGCTTGAGTGAGCCGTAGAATTTAATCTTGATCATATATCTCCTTAGATATAATTTATATCTTATTGAAAATATAATCTATACATTATAAAATAAGATAAAACTTACCCAATAAAACCACAAAATGAAAAAACAATCTCAATGGACGGTAATCGCTACTGAGCGATTTAATCTCTGGCTGCTTGAGCAAACCGAAGATGTTCGTCAATCGGTGTTTGCATCGCTCAATAACTTGAAAATGTATGGTTACCAGCTTTCACGTCCTTATGCTGACACGATAAAAGGCTCAAAATATCCGAATATGAAAGAACTTCGCATTCAGCATAAAGGCAAGCCGTTGCGAGCGTTTTTTGCTTTCGACCCACTTAGACAAGCTATTGTGCTCTGTGCGGGGGATAAAAGTAACGACAAACAATTTTATGAGCGAATGATTGAAATCGCCGATGCAGAATTTACCGACTACTTACAAAGTTTGGAGCAATAAGATGAAAAAAATGTACACCCTTGAAGAGATGATTGCCCGTGAAACACTTGAGTCTCAACAAAAAATCAAAGAAATGTCCGATGAACTGATTTTAGAAACAGGGCTTGCGATGATTCGTGAAAACCTAGCATTGTCGCAAAAAGAGATGGCACAAGCCGTAGGTGTATCTCAATCCGCGATTGCTCAGATTGAACAGCGTGGCAATGATGTTAAACTCTCTACACTTAAACGCTACATTGAGAAAATGGGCGGTGAACTCAGCCTTGCCGTCAAAATGCCAACAGGTTACAGCCAGATTTTCCCAATTTAACCTAAAATGCCGAGCGGAATGGAAAAACCCAACTGCTCGGCATTGTTATGTCGCCAAATCGAGTGCGTATGTTTGAGCCAGTAGCCATCGTATAAATCTCGCTTGCTAAGCCGTTTTGGGCTGTGGTGCAATACTTGCTGTTCGCCTAAGTAAATACCCGCGTGATTCGGCACGTTCGCCCCTACCTGCATCAAAATCACATCGCCAATTTGCAAAGTTTCCTGAGAATCTAACCGCTTGAAGCCTTGCCCTTCGAGATTATCCAAGTAAAGATTTTGCCCGTTGTGCCACCACTCATCGGGACGATTGAACTCATCCATATCCAAACCTGCTAAAAAGTAGAAATCTTTAAACAACGTGTAGCAATCGGTGTGAGCGAACACCTGACGGTCGGCAAGCGATAGCACAGGTTCGCCATTCGGGTGTGAATGGACAATCGCCTCAATCCACCCCACTTTTTCCGCCTCGATTTGCTCCTCAGGCGAAATCTCAAAGAAATTGAGCGGATCGGCTGCCACGTTTTGGCACGGATAATAAAACCGCTCGCCCATCATAGGGTCGCTGAGAATCAATCCGCACGCCTCTTGCGGTTCGCATTGTTTGGCGTGGTCTAAAATGGTTTGTTCAATGGTTTTCATTTTCTACCCCAATTTATTGACTCCAATAAATCCACCATAATTGAGGGTGTTATGACGTAGCTGACAACCCCGCAAGCACCCTGAGCATTTGTCTTTTTTTGGGTCGGTGGTCGGTTGGTCTTTTTCGTCCGCAACAGGGTTGCCCGTATAACCGCATTCGGTTGAGCGATACACCCACGGGCACGTGACTAAAATCGTTCGCTTGTTAATCACGGCATTATCGGTTTCGGTCGGCAACGCCAGCGTAAAGGTCGCCATATCTTGCGTGAGCGTGGGTCGATTGCTCGCTCCCTGTCCTGACATTTCAAACCCCTCTGCCTTGACCCCAAAGGGCGTATAGCGGTTGCCTTGCCAAATAATCGGCTGAGTGAGTTCATTCGTACCCGCATAAAAACGGAACAGCTCACCACGATTGCCGTCTTTGCCCGTAAGCTGTCGCATATCGACGTCGAATAAGTCAAGCAACGCCGTTTGTTCGAGCTTTGCCAGTTCAAGCTGGAATTTGGGGGTGATGTTTGCAGTCATGAAACGACCTCCTCAAACTCGCCAGTCAGTTGCCAATAGCTTTGTTGGTAGGTAATTTGATGCTCTTTACATTTATATTTCCCCTGTTGACCAAAAGGGGGCGTCCAGAGAAAAGCTTGATAGCCACCGTGTCTTGTGAGGAAATCATCAATCTGCCGAATACGAGCAGGATTACCACTAAAAGTCAGATTAAAGGTCGCTCGGTTATGGTTTAACCCTTGCGGGCGAGATTGGGTATAGCCATCGCCAAAATCAACCTCACTCAATTTCGGGCTTTGCTTTTTGCTCGCTTGATAATCAGGACTAAAATTTAAGGTTTCCATCAATGCTCCATTTGCGTGTTGAGATAAATTAAATCCAATTGTTTAATCACATCAATTTCCCAACTGTCGAGCTTCATTTTATAGAGCCTGCCCCACGCCTCTATTTCCGTAAAAGTCAGCGGGTTCAAGCTCATTCCGCACTGCCTTGCCGTGGAAAGTTGTTGGAAATACCCCAATAAATAAGCCACCGCATCATTCGGTGGCTCATTTTCAAGCTCGACGGGCATTTCGCCTGTCTGCTCATACAGCGAGAGTAAATGTGCCCGCAAGGTCGCTTTACTCTCTTTGGGGTGTTTATCCAGCTCAAACTCTTTTTTTGCGTAACGCAGCAAATCGTCAATTAAGCCGTCAAGAACTTTCCCAAATCGTTGGAATGTTCCAGGATTTGGTCAATCATCCAATCGCATTCACTCAATACCATACGGGCATTTTCTTCGCTAAAGGCAAGCGGTTTACCTTCCCACTCTAAACCGTCCCAATTCTCTAAGCGGCTTAAGGCAAGCTCTAAGGTTTCTGTGCGTAATTCATCTAAACCTTTTAATTGAGGCTTGCGACTTTTGGCATTTTCAATTTCACGCAATTGCTCTTTTTTCAGTTTTTTCTGCAAGTAAGCAAATGCCTTGTCTGATTTTGCCGACACCACACTGATTTTTACCCCCAATTCATCACTCGTTTCAGGATGAAGCAAGTTAAAGGTAAAGGTTTCTGCTAAAGCTGATTTTGATAAGTTTTTTAAGTCCATAAAATTTCCTTATGTTGCAAAAAAACGGTCAACATTGACCGCTTGTAAAGTCATTAAGCCAACGTATCTTGCACAATCATTGTCGTAGCCACTTTTAAGCGGTCGTCAATCGTGCTGGCTGCATCCCACACACCTGGGAACGCATCAAAATTAAGGGTTTGCATTAAGTTTTTCGCCCCATCATCAATTTCAGAAGAGGTAACTTTAATCGCTGGCAGAATAATCGCCATGTAATCGCTGTTATTCGCGGTTTCTGCATCCATTCGCAACGCCAAAGAAAGGTTAGTGCCAAGACGTACCGCATCAATCATCGCTTTGTTTTGCAGATACATCGTAAACGAACCACTGACGGCAACGGTGCCAATGAACACATCAGGGGCATAAGTCGCCCCTAGTACGGCTTCACTGGAGGCATTCAAATCAATATCGAGCTTAAACGAGGTAATCAGAGCCATCTGTTGTTTATTCAGTTGAAGCGAACCTTTCACGCCCGCTAATTTACCTGATTGAGCAATGGTCGGTAGGTTAGTAAAATATTGCGTTGCACTTTCTTCCCCACGTTGCCCTAAAAAGGTGACGGTAACAGAGGCAATACCATTCGGCTCCACTTCCAGTGATAATTTTGATACACGGCAACCGAGATATTGACGGGATAAGCCAATATCTTTAAACCAGTCTTCAATCGTGAAGCTGTCGGTGGTGTGTGCCGTTTGTGGTACAACTAAAATCTTGCCGTTTTTCTCACCTTGCCCGTTTGCCGTTTTCTTGATAATCGGCGGTTTCGCTTCAGCACCAAAAGCACCCCGTAAAGCAGCAGCAAATGCCCACGCCCATTGACCTGCGGCAAGCTCACCTTTTACATCGCCTTCGACTTTTTCAAACCCGACAATCGAAGCTGCACGTTGCATATCGTCGCGAATTTCTGCCGATTGGAATGACTCAAAATTCACATTCAGTGAAGTTTCAATACGAGGCAATAATTTCGCCGTGTTTTTGGCAGGTTTCGTGCCGAAGGTGGTTTCTTTAGACAGCGCCACCGAACGCTGTGTCCCTTGTGAGTTTGCCATCGTTGTCCTCCAATTGATAAGCAGTAAAAGGAATCGTTATCGGCAACGCAAGGCTATTGCCTGATAAAAAAAGCCCACCGATTTGCGGTGGGTGATGAATAATCAGCTGAATGTGGGATTCAACCACACTCAAGCCGTAGAAATGTTGGCGTAGCTGACTCGCTCTCTGCTCAATCGCTTTTGTGCCTTGCCCGTTGTCAAAAAATAAAGTGAGCTGTAAAAAGCCCGTTTCTGTCGCCAGCGGTTTATCGGAAATCGTACTGGTCTTTGCCGTATTGACTGATAAATAGACCGCTTGATAAGGCAGTTTAGGCTCTGTTTTCACGCCTTCCCAAGCCGTCGGAAAAGCATCCAATTTTGCTAAATGACTTTCTAAAATGCGTCGAATTTGCGGTTTCATTGCCTACCTCACAGCGTTGAATGTTGAGCATAATACGCATTGATTTCATCCACGGAAATGCGAATCATCCCTCGCGGGGCTTGGCTCGAATAGCCTTGCATCGTCACTTTGCCAGTTTTCGATGGCGTTGGATATAAGCCATATTCCAACATCGGTGCGTAAGGTTTATCCGTCGCAATCACTATCGTATCGGACAACCGAGCCTGAGCAATGGCGATTTGACTGCCATCGTAATTGCTCGGTACAGCATTCAAGGCAACCGTCCACGAACGTCGCAACGCGCCACTATCAACAGGTGTTTTCTTCTGTACCTTGTTGAGGGTATCTAACGCAATTTTGCGAAAGCCTTGTGTTTGAGCCAATAATGCGGAATCCACAAAGCCATCAATGGTGGCACTAAATCTACCCATAACGTCTTCCTTGTGCTTGATAATAAATCGCTTGTTGTGCAGGACGAATCGGCTGCACCCGAATCACTTGCCACTTTTCGCCATTGACCGACACAATGTCGTTCACCTCCGCTTTTTCAGTGAGTAACATCAACACATCGCCCACTTGAACATCGGCATGAGTGGTCTGACGGCTAAAATCGTAGGCAAGCGTATCAAATAAACAGGATGCCGATACACGGCGTTTTGATTGGCTGACCTCGCCCGTTTCGGGGTTATATTTGCCCGTTTTCACTTGTGAAATCACACAAGGGCTGCCAAACTGGCGAATAAGCTTGGTCGAGACTTGCTGTAGGTTTTGATAAAGTTGCATTAGCCACGCTCCAATTTCACCACGCCAAAGCTACTGCGATCTAACCAAGCGACTAACAGTTGTCGCACATAATCAAAGCGGTTACTGCTATCGGCAATCGTTGAACGGTTGTCATAATTGACCGATAAACTGCCGACTTTCACGCTGGTCATCTTCTGCTCTGCGTTTTGGTTGAGATTTTCTTGTAATGCCAGTTCACATACGGCATAGATAATAGCGGTAGGGATTTTTAACGATTCAAATCCTTTACGTGGAAATTGGCGTAGCTGCATTGGGTCAGCTTTTTCGCCCATAAAGCGATAATTCACATCTAAGAAATCTGACGCACTCACCAAGCGGCGAGCCTTTTCCTCTTCGTCTAACGCGGCCCATGCCGCTTTGCTCATTCTTAAATTGTGATACGCATCAGCTTCTTCTACGGAAAGATAAGCGGTCATTTTTGCTCCTTAACTTACCACCATTTGATCGCAGCAATTAAATTCGCCATCGCAAAGGTAAACACAATAAATAAAACAGCCCAAACAAGGACTTTAATTTGCGTATGTTCTAAATACATTTTCAGCATTTTACGCACCTCTTTAATTAAGATATAATTCACGGGTTATTCCTTCTTGTTTTGGAAGTTGGAATGAAAGAAGCCCCAAGTAATTCGCGTTACTTGGGGTTTCGCTTTTGCAGTGACTACTTGGTTTTCACCAACACACCAGCAGTATCTTTCAATGAGGTAGCCGTTTTACGCCAGTTGGCTGAAGCCCCCAATTTAGTATCATCAGGAGATTTACCGCCTGCGGTCATATCCCATTCATAACCGAGAATACCTAAGTTATAAGTCCATTCTGCTTGATAAACCGCTGCGATATTTTCACCGCCTAATTTCGGTTGCATTTCGCTGTTGAAATCGTTGTTACCACTCACTATCACCGCATTTTCTTGCAAACCTAGCGTGTTATAAGCCGCGCCCGTGCTATCCACTAATGCAGGGCTGTCTGTAACCACAAACAAGCGACCAAATGGATCACGCATCACACTCACGTTATCGTAAGTAAACAAACGTTCTGCGTTGGTTAAGGCATTGTCGTACAAGGTATGTAAGGTGGTTGAATGTACAATCCACGCTTTTAATGCACTAGAGCGGTCGCCAAATAATGCCGCTGCTTTGTTAAGTGTGCGGAAATTCGGAGCGTTTTTCTTGTCGTCTAACACGGCTGCTGTTTGACCGCCAATCGCGGCAACCGCCCCTAAAATTGCGGTGTTTAACATATCCGCTAAACGGGCTTTGGCAAGTTGTTGCCCGATTTCTACCGCAGCAAGCTCAGGATTTTGTAATACCCAACGATATTGTTGTGGTTCGTACTCAATCGGGTGCGTGCCTGCAGCCACTTTTACTGCCACATTGAGTAATTGCTCTAGGCGTTTCGCTTGCACCGTACCACTGCCATACGCATTACGACGACGCACTAAGCCTTGAATCGCTTTAAAGCTCGCACGAATATCAAAATCCCCTTGCGTGGGGGCGTTTTGCAAGGTAATCACACCACCTGAGGCTTGATTGAATTTTTCAATATCTTGATCGACCGTTTCAGTTAACGCTAAATGCGTTTGTTTGTTGAAGACTTGTAAGTCAAAAGCCATAATAAGCTCCTATGTTATGGTGCGATTGCACCGTAAATAAAAAAGGTGCAATCTCTTGCACCCGATTATGAATGTTGTTGCATATACGCAATTTTTTCTGCGTCAGTTTTGCATTCGGCAAGGGATTTCGGGGCATTGCCACCGCCTGTTCCTGTGCCTGCACCTGAACCTGATGTACCTGATGGTTTTAAAATCGCATCTTTATTTGGATACGCCCCGACTAACGCCTCTAATGCTTCCTCAAAATCGGCTTTTTCACCTGGGCGTGAACGGCTGTAAATTTCATTGCCATCGGCGAACTTCGCCACTACTTTTCCCTCATCTGAAATACTGAAATGCTTACCGAAGAAGGCTTGCACCACATCAGAAGGTAAATTTAAATGTTCTGCAGCATATTTAGAGCGAGCAAACGAACCACCAATGAGTTCTGCGTGCAATTGTGATTGCAGTTTTTCAGCGTGAGATTTGGATTCTGCCAGTTGTTCATCAAAGGTTTTACGCATTTCTGCTTTGACCTTCTCCACTTCGCCCGCATCAATCAGCTTCTTATCATCGAGATTTTTCACCGTTTCCAAGGCTTTGATAGCGGCTTTCGGATCGGCAATCCCTTCAAACGCTTTCAATTTGGCTTCCACCGCCTCTTTTGCCTCGCGATGTTGTTTGGCTTCACCGTTTAATTCTGCGATTTTGACGGTTGCTTTGTTCGCATCAAAGGGAATTTCCTTTCCGTCTGCGTGAACATACACAGGCATTCCGTCTTTCACCACCACATTGTTGTTTTCATCAAGTTTAAGTTTCATTGTCATAATGGATTTCCTTCCAGTTTAGTGAGAGTTGCCTTTTCCAAGGCGTAAAAAAAAGCCCGCAAGACACGGTGAGTGGCGCTGAAAACACCGCCTTCGAGTGTACT